CACGAATACGGTGTGACAAGAACCATGCGGATTTAAGAGTGATACCCAAAACACGGGAAAGCTGATTGCTAGAAATGCCTTTTTTACTAGAAGAAACCAAGAATATAGCTTGTAGCCAGATATGCAGTTTAATGTGGCTAGATTCAAAAATTGTTCCGATTTTAACTGTAAAAGGCTTACGGCAATCACGGCATTTATAAACACCAATACGGGTACTTTTACCTTCAAGTTTCTTGCTGTTATCAATCGTGCCACAGTGAGGGCAAACGCGACCATCCGCCCAGAGTTTTGTCTCAACAAACTCGTAAGCTGCTTTTTCGTTGTGGAAGTGTTTATCGCTTAATACTGATTTCATGGTCTTAACCCCTTATAAATCAAGTATTACACATCTATTTTGGTACGTCAAGTATAATATCAGGCAATCTATAATTAAAAACATGATACGAACCTTATTTTCTCAAGAGGGTTTTGTTCCAAAAGTGAAATACTACGGGCATTATTACTTAGAAGACACTGCTTAGTGGTTTTATCACTCGCCAATATGTAAGTAATTGCAAACTAATTATAATCTTGTTTTAATTATAACTACTAATTCTTAACAGATTGTAAAGCCTCTGAAAATGAACTAAATTCACCTGAATATGTTATCCATTTATCTTTAGTTGGGTCATAGGTTATTGGGTAAGAATTATCCATCTTTATTTCTCTTAACCCGACGACATTCTTTAAAATGCTTTTCACAATTTGACAACCTAAACACCTTATGACCACAGTATTTATGATTGCCTATCATATACCTGCAAGAGTCGTTTTTCAATTCAAAAATAGTTATACCTTTATTGGTTTCTGGCATGGCAGGAACTATATTTATGACCTTTTTAACTGTATGCGCGTGTGGACTTGACACCCTTGGTTCAGGTGGTTGTTTATGTTTATTCCTAAATATAAAACCAGCTATGGCGGACTTGCTCGTACCCATCATTTCTCCAGTTTCGGAATAACTGAACACCTTGACCAAATCAAATATCATGGTGCGTTTTAATTCTGTGACTATTTGCCTGTTTGTTTTGTTTTTGGAAACCATATCCCTAACCCCAATTTACTTGATTGAAATACACAACCCACGCCATCATAGTTTATTCCCATGTCCTTTGCGAATTGCATCTTATATTGATTTATATGATGTTTAGGAATAACCCCGTAAACGCCTAATTGAACTACTGAAAAGCCATCGACAGTTAATATATTACATTTCATCCCAATTCCCTTTCGCACACCCTACAACTTGTAAACACAACAAACTTATCGCCAATCTGTTTATGCCCTATGCGCGTATCATGAAAGCAATATCCAGTTAGGCCATACACAGCGCGGGTGAATAGGTTACGGAGCATTCGGCACTCGTGGTGTCATGGTAACTCTCATTTATCCCCCTTGCTTGCGGGTGGTTGTGGTAAAGGCATCCAGTGGGTTGGTTTATCTACAGCAACTATTGAACGATGGTAAGGATTTACATAAGGATTACAAATTCCGTAAGGAACGCATTTATAAAAACCATCCTCAAATTTGCAAACGAACATTCCACATTTATCATCCCACGCAAGAAACATAGTTCCATCATCTGGACAGTCGCAAATATCTTGCCAACCCTCCCGTACAATTCGCGGGGCTAGGTGGTCGATTGCCCAGTCAATGGCACTTTGGCACCCATTAGAATAACCGTAATGTCCTTGCTCTATACATTCTTTTGCTGTTTCATCATCAAAGTGCGAATGGGCAAAAGCGCAATGGACATCCCGCTTCAAACTCTCCAAATCCCCCGCATTTATCGCTTGGTCGAGAAGGGTGCGAATGTATTCTTCACCTTTATCAGTCCATACAATATCTTTGTTAGTGCGATAGTTTTTTATTAACCCTAAATCCTGACATATGTTTGTTGCGGTACTTCCAGTTATATAACCTCTGGCGTATTTTAAAAGGGTATCAAGAATTATTTCTCTTTTGTTGGTATTGCCGCCAAAATTAGCATTCCCCCATACGGCCTCAATATCAGCATCAGAAACAATTAAAGACCCCTGCATATCAGGCGGGGTTATTGTGGAACGGGCGGCATCCAAAACAATCTTCATTTTTTCATCCCAATTTATAGCATATGGCATTTCTTGGTCGTGTCCGTCATTTTCAAAATATTTAGTAGCTTCTTTTAATTTATCTGTCATTTTGTTCTCCTAATCTAATCGCGAATACCTCAACAGGGTTTTCGCCAAAATGTTTGTGTGTAATCGTTTTAAGTTCGTAACCAAGCCAAGGAAATATCAGGCGGCGAGATACATCGTCTTTTTTGGGTATCCAAGAGTGATAATTGCTCGGTCAAACTTTTTATCGAAAAACTCCTCTTTCAATTCTGGATAACCATTTGTCCAGTATTTTTGACGTAGCTTTTTTTGCCAGTATTCATTAAGCAAACGGTATTCCTCGGTCTTTTCGCCTGATTGTATCTGTTCAAAATACTCACGTTTTACTGCCAGCGTTAAATCCACCCCCTACCCCTCAATCTTCAAAAGCTGTTTAATTTGAGCGACACGCTTTTCATTGCCTGTGATTGATATTATTTCGTCATTATGCCATGCGATACTAACTTCCTCTGCCCGGACACATTTTACATTTTCTACAGCATCAAATTCTTTTTGTGTAAACTTCATTTCTCTCTCCTGTTAAAATAATCGCCGTTGTATTTGCCACGGATTAGCTGGTTGGGGGAAGTAAGACCAATCACAACCTCACCGCCCCCGTTGGTTTAATAACTAGTTGGGTATAAATATTTTGACACATCCAAATTCGTTAAATTATTTTCTTTTAAATATGAATAATATCTATCTCGCCAAAAAGCCTCTTCTTTCATAGCCCACATAGATTCCATGTTTTTATATTCTTCATATGTTTTTTTAAGGCTTCCAGCTTCTTCTAATATTTGTTCGCTCATTTCTTTCTCCTATGTTCTCTCTATCATACCGATATAATTGCACAATGCAACAACTATTTTTCATTAAAATGCTTTAATAATAAAGAAGTTTGCCGTTCAATTGGTTGTTTGCCAGAAAGCATCCTAGATACACTAGATTTGTCTTTTCCAATTATTTCCCCAATTTGTTCAAGCGTCATAGTTTTATACATACGGGTTAGTTTCAACTGGTCGCGGGTCATTCACCCCTCCTAATAATATTGCCTTGTCGCGTGACAAGATATTGTATTCCTGTTTTGTTATCAGTTAAAATTGAAAAACCACATCTATCGTTCCAAGCCCTATCACAATCATCAATAGGTCTAAAATAATTATAGGCTTTTGTTAAAACAAACGAGATTATAAACAAAATAGCAATAAATTCACAAAAACCTCTCGCAATATCAAAACCAATTTTTCTAAATGTTTTATGTGTTATATCCATTACTTCCTCCTTACTATTCTAATAATAAATCTTTCTTCATATATCTAGAGCATTACATTACTAACCACAACACGCCTCCTGTATAAATAATAACCATTGTCGCAATCATCAAAAAGCGTTTGATTAATATGCGTTTGTTGCGTTTTGCTGGGTAATCATACCAAGTAAATGTTTCGTGTGGTTCGGTCATTTCATGTTTATCTTCTCTGTTTTTGCTTATCATCATTAACCCCACGCATTAGCGTATGCAAAAATTGTAATCCAGAATAAGCTTGTGTATGCTATTTTGCGTATCATTTTATTTTCCCATCACTACTTCTTTAAATATTTCAGAGCCGTATGCGCTTTTAGTTTGTTCAATTATTTCTTTTAGCGTGTATTCTTCTTTTAATTTATCCTTGCTTTCTATGAATTATTTAGTTCCATACTGGCAAGCCCCAGTAATAGCGCGGTAAACCATAGCCCATTCTTGTGGTGTTTTAGTTGTTTTTAAAGGCATATTTTTAAACTGTTCAACGTCTTTTGATATTAATTTAAAAGCTAAATCATCACGCGCATTTTTTATAGTTTTGCCATGTGCGGAATTTCCTTGACCATCAGAAACTAAATAACTTAATCCACCATTAGTATTTTTTAGTTTTTTGATGTTGCCTTTTACAGACACAACATAACTAAAAATACCATCAGTTAATTCAACTTCTACCCATTTTGCATTGAGTACGGAGTACCAAGTATCTGATTTTATTTTAACACCATCAACAATATCAGCTTTTCCGCCTAATGGTTTTCCTTTTTTATCAAATTCAGAGCACATCAAAAGGTTTCCTATATCGCCTTTCACCAAAGCTTTATAGCCCAATGCAGAACAAGCAGAATTTACACCAGAGCTTGCCGCTCTACTGTGGTTACCAGAGCTTGCCGCTGTGCTGTGGTCACCAGAGCTTGCCGCTGTGCTGTGGTAACCAGAGCTTGCCGCTGTGCTGTGGTAACCAGAGCTTGCCGCTGTGCTGTGGTCACCAGAACTTGCCGCTTTACTGGAGTCACCAGAGCTTGCCGCTGTGCTTTGGTAACCAGAGCTTGCCGCTCTACTGAGGTAACCAGAGCTTGCCGCTCTACTGTGGTTACCAGAGCTTGCCGCTGTGCTGTGGTCACCAGAACTTGCCGCTGTGCTGTGGTCACCAGAACTTGCCGCTGTGCTGTGGTTACCACTTGATTTATTTTGTTCTTTTGTTTCCTTGTAAAATTTATCAAAATCAGTCGTTGCCAATTTCATTAAATCTTTTATTTCTTGCGAAAAGATATCAGTCATTTATTCCACCATCTCCAACTCTATAGGCTCAACACTCAACGCATTAGTCTTTTTATATAAAAAATAATTTTCCGTTAAGCTTGCGGACAATACCGCGATTAGTAATGTGAGTAAAATTTTTTTCATTTTTCTCTCCTATGTTTGTATAGCTACTATACATTATTAATTGCACTATACAACCCCCTATTTGTATTATTTTCAAACTATTTTCATTTTTGGCGGAGTTGTGCGGGGTTAGGGGGTTGTTTTATTATAGCCGTATAAGGCAATCATAGCCGCTTCTGCCACGCCGTCCAAACACTTCTTATCCCAACAATGCGACCAGCCAGGTAATAATTGACTAGCCCTCATACGCGCTCCATCTTTCTCCGCAGGGCATTGCATGGCCCTCTTCCATTCCTGCGGTGTCACCATACTATAGGGCACGTTACACGCTATCAGAGCGTTCTCTATCGCCTCGCAAGCCCTACCAAAGCTAAACGCCTGCGCCGCGCCGTTGCCGAATTGTGCGGATACGTTTTCGACATAAGCATGGTCAGGCTTATCGGCTTTCAAGATATTACACACACCTCTAAAATCGACACGCTTACGGATAGACTTGCCCTTCTTAATCTCAAACACTGGCATTCTATGGGGTATCAATTCAACCCCATCATAATAAACCAATGCGCCGTTTTGCCCCACGTCTATACCAAGGATTGTTTTCATACTGATTTTACCTTGTCTATCCAAAATCTAATTGCGTCTGGTTTTGGCATACATTTTTCATGCTCCCATCTCCAAATAGTTATCCAAGAAGCTCCAATTTCAGAACCAAAATCAAATAAGCTTAATCCTGATTCTTTTCTTTTATCTCTTATAAATGAAGAAAATTTATCTTGTTTCATGTACCTAACTCCACTAAATAACACAACTCACGCGCTCTTGTGATTGCCGTATAAGTCCAGCGTCTTCTTAATTCGTGTGTATCGCCAAAACACTCGTTATTAACAAGAATTGATTTAAATTCTGAACCTTGTGACTTGTGACAAGTAATCGCATAGGCATAATCAAAAACGCATTCTTTTGTAATATGATTTATCTCTGGCTTCTCTTGCATCCATGCAACATCTGAATAAGGCAGATACCATTCGCGTTCATCTGATTTTATACCAAACCATCTCTCCTTGTAATTGATATCATTCACATTTCCAATCAAGCCATTATATACACCATAATCTCTGTTATTTTTAAGGCAAATAACCTTATCCTTTATTTGTGTATCAAAATATCTAGCTCCTTTTCCAAATAGTTTTTCTCTATATGTTCCGTTCCAATCCACGCGGGTTTTATTTCTGCCACAGATAAGCTGTTCAACATTCATATAAACGTCTTTATCTATTTTTGATTTAGGCAAATAAATAAAATCAGGGTCTTTTATATAGTCAAGTTTGTTTTCTGTTCTTATCTTGGTTGCGGCGCGTATGATGCCACTATCAAGGGCTTGTCTTTGAATATCAGTCAACATAAAATCAGGTTTTAAGCTACATTCGCCACGCACTGGGGGAAGTTGAAAGTTATCACCTAAAAATAATATCTTGCGTGAACAATGCAGTAAATCGTTTATAATATCCTCTGGTAACATTGAGTATTCATCGCAGATAACAAGTTGTTTCTGATAAAACGCGCATTGTTCACGAGGGATTCTTGTAAATACAGGCTTTCCAGTATCATCACTTGTTTCATATTTGTATAAAAAGCTATGAATTGTTCCTGAATTTTCACAGCCCTTGTCACGCAGAACTGTTGCAGCTTTGCCTGTGTAGGCGCAAAACACAACATTTTCTTGCCCAATTGTATCGGCTATATGTTTCGCAAGCGTTGTTTTGCCCGTTCCAGCGTAGCCAGATAAAACAAATTTATTATTGTGACGCGCGTCCAGCCATAATTGAATTAAATTAAATGCGGTTTCTTGTTGGGGGGATAGTTTCATTTGTTCTCCTATTTAATTCGTTAGCCCTATTTCTAAGGCTAACTGATTAAATAATTTACATAATTAAAACGGAATATCGTCCGCTAAATCATCACTTAACGTTTTAGCAAGCGCATCTTTTGGCGGTGTCACTTTTGCATCACCTTCTTTTGGAACAATATAACCTTTAATCCCGTTCTTATCTGGGTATTGACCATTTTTATCCTTGGTAATGCCAAGCTTTAGCATTCCAGTTTTGCCAACAAAGTCAGTCCCTAAGATTGTCCCAGCTTCGTATTTATCAAGTAAGCCACAAGCCTCTGCCGCGTGCCTTAGCTTGTAAGCCATGCTTTCGAGTAGATAATCGACAACCTGATTAAATGAGCCATCAGGCTTATAAACCCTGACCCACAATTCAATCATTTCATTACCTGATTTGCTAATCTTATCCGCGCCTGTTGAAACCTCAAAAGGATATTCCCCCTCTGACAACAAGTTAGCTTCGGCAATTTCTTTTTCTGATTTTGGTGTAAAGCGCATAATTTATTCTCCTGTAGTTAAATATGTTGTTTTAATATGTTCAATAGCTTTTTGAGTACGGGTTGTTTCCATTTCTTCCCATCCTTCGACATTAGCTTGTTTAAGCCATTTATCCTCTTGTCCTTCTGGTAATTTGACTAAAGATAAAAGTCTTTCAACTTCTTTTAATTGTTCTGGCGTTGCAAGGGTTATTGACTCTGATTTTTTCTCAATAACATCTTTCCCGTATAGTTTCGCAAAATCTGCATAAGACCACGGAAAAACACTTGCATCAGGAAAACCAGTCAATCGTGATTTGCGTACTCTTGAATTACGAGTTGACCCTGCTTTGATAATGTTTAGGCATAAATCAAGCTCGTACTCCAACTTGTCCCAACAATCAAAAGTTGACCCAACCTCTACGCGCTGTCCTTTGCCATCAAGACCCCATTCTGTTTTCTCATGCGAAATCAAAATGACGTTCATATCAATTCTTGATAACCAGTTAATCAAACGGCGCATATATGCAACGGCTGGCTTTTTACTTGCGCCAAATGCGTCTTTGTCTCCAAGGCGTTCCGCTTCGTCTGATATTGCTGTGTTAAAAAGTTTTGATATAGAGTCAATAACAAGCGTCTTATATATGTGGTCTTCAGTTGCTAGGGCTTGAACCTGTTCAATAACAGTAAAAAAATCTAATGAGCCTTGGTCAGTCCCCATATAAGCACCGCCCGAATTCTTAAGCTTGTCAGTGTAATGATTAAGATTTGCCCCACCTTCTGTATCAATATAATAACAGCTTGGGAAATCTAGGCTTGCCCAAGTTTTACCAACTCCCGACTTGCCATATATTAAGATTTTGGGTTTTTTGGGTTCTGCTGATTTTGGCTCTACAGCTTTGAGCTTACTTTTAGTTGCCATGATTGGCCTCCTTTATTGTTCGCCCTTGTATAACCGACAGGCGTTAGCGGTGTTTTTATTACATCGTGTAATGTATATGATTTATTTTCTAATGACAAGCACCATGTCATTTATTTTTTTATTATTTTCGTCTTCTTTATAAGTTTTTACTATTCTTACATCTTCTTGGGTTAGTTCATTTTCTCTACAAAATAAAATGGCATCTTCAACTGCGTCAAATACTTCTTTTCCGCTATCATCTTGCATAGGAGAGGCATATAAAACAGTTCCAGATTTAAAAATTTTGAGGCTATACTCATAAGGAATTACCATGATATTTCCTCCTCTTTGTTTAATGCTAACTCAATATTAGACTGCATCTTTTTAAACCCGCGCTTGCGTTTTGTGCCGACTATTATCCTGCATGGGTAATAGCCAATGGAGCGCATGGTCTGGCTGATACGTTGCTGTATCTGTGGAGTTTGCCTATCAGTAGGGATATTCATTTCTGCTAGTATAGCATCCGTCCATACTTCATCTTTGCCTAAAACAATATCTGAAATCTTATCAATCCAAACATCATTAAGAACGCGCTTCTCTTGCTCGCCCGTGGCCAGGTTATATTCATACTCGTTAAGCCATAGTTGCTCACCATTTTTAAATAAATGTGCTGCCTCTGCATGAAGCTGCGGAACTATATCCCGTATTGCATCGTTAGCTATTTTATCACGGCATGAAACAGGCCAATAACGTCTATTGCCCGTAACATCTCGTAAATAGCCCCCCTCTGGGTTGACTGTGCCAATAAACACACATTGGCGCGGGGCTTCGATTGTGTTGCGTCCGTAGGGTGGGCGAAAGACATCCGTATTCCGTGATAAAAAAGCTTTAAGGTCGTTAATCTCGGCCTTTCGCAAGGTTGATATTTCTGGGAACTCAACTATCAATTTACCCTGCATCTTCATAAGCGCGTCTTTGTTTTCAATGTCCTTAAAATCATCCAAGAAATATTCCTCTCCATTAATAGTTGCAAGGATACGGGATAAAAAAGACTTCCCTGCATATTGCTTTCCCTCTAGGATAACCATTGTATCAAATTTAACGCCAGCCTGCATTGCTCTTCCAGCCAAGCCACACATAAACTTGCGCCCTACCATAGACAGATATTCATGTGATTGCTGTCCATCAGATACGTAGTCTATTAACCATGTGTCTAAGCGTGGAACGCCATCCCACTCTAAGGAATTAAAATAGTCTGACGCTGGGTTAAACGTGTTCTGCTCTTCGCAAGCAGTGGACTCAATAGAGTAAGCGCATTTATCTCTTGAAATAGTCAAACCAAACTTAAACTCAAGAAAACATTCAAGGCGAATGTAATCAAAGTCCTGAACCGGTCTAACTTTAAATGATGATTCATTTTCCCAAGGCGGGCAGTTTCTAACTAGAATGCGTTTGGCAAAGCCATCATATTTAAACACATCCTTAAGAAGTGGGTGATTAGATAAAACTAGCAATAAATTAGTGCTAGAGTTTTTAATCATATTGCCCTTGCCATCAAGGCGCAACTCCCTTTCCCATCCCGCATCTGGGTCTTGAATTAAATCACCGCCAAGGGGTTGCGAGTCGGAAACATGGGGTTTTTCGACACCCTTGGCGGCTTCACTAGGCTTGCCTAGTATTCTGTCCTTTGTCTTGATTATACCATGTTTTTTAAAATAATCATTAAAATCACTTAATTTATGGTCTTCGGTTGTAAAATCAGGATAAACCATTTTAGCATTTATTTCTTTAGCGGCAATCTCACCCTTTAAAATCCCCGTGTTATTCTTAATACCGTTTTTTAAGGTTGTTTCATGGTCATTATCAGCGCATATGATTATCTTAGCGTCTAGGTTGTTTTCTCTTATAATACGGGCAACATGGATTAAATTTCCAGCGTTAAACGCTATTATGACTGTGTATCCAGTGGCCTCTGCCACACTTGCGCCCGTGGCAAACCCCTCTACAATAGCAATCCTCTCATTGCCTTTTATTTCATAATAATTACCCAAGATTTTAGCCTGTGGCATAAAAAGCTTTGTACCATCTGGCTTAATTGTTTGGTAATTCCATATTTTGCCATTGCTTTGTATAGGAATAATAAGGTCATTGCCGTCTATATATATTCCAAATGGCTTTACGCCCTTATCTTGCAAATATGGGTGGGCTTTAGCCTCACTCATAAAAAAGAGATAGTCTTGCGCCTCTTTTGATCTTTCCTCCCATATTCCATCCTGCTCTATCTTTTGAGTTTCTTTTTCTTTCTCAATACGGGATTTAAACGCTTCGCGCTGTTCTTTGGTATATTTAACAGGGGCTTTTGAATGCCATGAATGCGACTCGCCTATGCGCCAATCACCAAAATAACCTACTCCAAAATCACCATCAATCTTGAGTTTATAAAAGCCTTTTTTCTTATTTGGCGCATCGCTAGATAAACGATAATCATGTGATTTATCGTCTGCTTTTATGTCTGATTGTGAAAATGGTGATAGCCCTGTATCTGCCATGGCAGATAGGAATTGGTCAATGATTTCTTGCAAAACAAGCCCCCATGTTTTTAACTCGCATGATTAGAATACATCTTTTCTTCTATTATGCAAGCACTTTTTTGCATGAACAATTAACAAATTTACCCTGATATTTTTTACAATCTGGACACTTTTTTGCGGTTATTTTTGTGGATGATTTTTCAATATGGTTAATAAAAGTGATTAAATAGTCCTCTATAAAAAGTCCCTTTGACACTCCTTTAGCGTCCAGAATTATCTCTAGTCTGGCCATTAAATCTTCGTCTAGTCTAATTGAGTATGTCTTTTTAGGCATTCATATCTCCTTGGTGTAATAATTGAATGTAATAATGTTTATTACGTTTCTTTGCTTTTTTTGTCAATAAGTTTGTTTTTTGACTGGTTCAATGGGCAGGTGAATTTAATTAAATCAATGCTTTATCTATATGGACACTATAATATACTAATATTTAATATATTATTAGTAATAACAGAGTACCTATAGATAGTATTACATTTCATTATTAACTTACAGAACCATGTTTTTAGTGTCCAAGTGTCCAAAAGATTTTTATTGACTTTTTTATTTATTTATATATTGATAAATTATTAGGAGAATAAAAAATGGAAATAAATAAAAATATACCAATCCCTAAAAGAAGATTTTCAAGAGCAGAATTTTTAAAAACTTTAAATATTGGGGATAGTTTTTGCGTTCATGATGTTCAAGAAAGAGCGGCATATGTTTCATGCTCGTTTCCGTTAAAAATAAAACTACTTACCAGAAAACAAAAAGATGATATGAGTATTCGAATTTGGAGAGTAGGATGAAATGTTTAAAGATTTGTATGATTATTAATACTCACTAGAATATTATAATTCCATATTGCATAGAATGGCAGAGTTAAGATTAGCGCAGTTGACAGGGGTTAAGGGTTAGGTTAAAATCCATGTATAATTCTAAATGGCGTAGGGCAAGGCTGGCATATTTAGCAAAACACCCATTATGTGTTTATTGCCAAGAGGAAGGGCGTACAGTAGCCGCGACAGTGGTAGACCATATTAAGCCACATAAAAGCGATTATAAGCTATTCTGGGATAGTTCTAATTGGCAAAGCTTATGCACTACACACCATCAAGCGACTAAACAAAGGGAAGAGAGTGGTTCTAATATGAAACAAATAGGATTAGATGGGTGGCCTGCATGATTGGCAATGAAATAACCTGGATTATGTTTATGATATTATATTTTCTGCCTTGGATTATTGCGGCAAAACGAAAGCACAATAGCAAGTCAGCCATAGGCGTAATGACTGTACTGCTAGGGTGGACAGGGATAATGTGGATATATGCCCTTATATGGGCTTTTACAGGCAATGTTCAGCTAAATAAACAGGGGGGGGTAAGTTG